CTACTTCACCTGTTTCACCGAGATATACACCGCATAGGCTTGAATTGTGCATGATCTTATGCCTACGATAATTGCTATTGTCAAAGCCTGTGCTACCTCTTCCTTCTGGAAGCCCCGATTCATCGTTTGGTTGAGTTAGGCTTCCGTCAATCTGGAATTTGCCGTAGCCTCTTGTTGAAGCAGCACCAAACGGATTACCATTTGCAGTATCGACTATGAATGACGACCTTTCGTATGTAGCATCGGTATCACCTTGACGAACATAATAGCTGTTTTGTGTACCCCAACCAGAAGCAAAGTGAGAATAGTCAGCCCTTCTTGGAAATGAGAATGTTCGTAGCGAAGCTGCGTCAGCCAATGTGTCGGGATAGGTTAGTGTAGCCCTTCCCTCATAGAAGGTCGAGCCAATACGGTTAGGATCATGCGTCAGCCATTGAGACGGTCCTTCATTGTGTAATGATGCTGATTCGCTTGTTGTGTGTTGTCCGACTAAAGGCAAGGGAGCTTTAGAAGCAAATGACCTGGTTAAGTAGTCAAACGCAAATCGTGAATTATTGTAGGCTTGAGCAGCCATTGTATTACCTGCGTGAGAATCCCTACGATTAGTAAAGAATGTAGTCTCTGCATAATCTTCACCTTCGGAAATAACTCGCATTGTCTGGAAGTCCTCATAATACCCAGAGAGCCAAAGGGTGAATCGTCGGTCAATATCATTCATCTCAAGACCCCGTTATCGCTACAAGATTTTCTTGAACCTGGTTCGTTATCTGTGTAACCATTTCATCAATAGTCAGCCCAAAGAAGTTATTGGCTATGTTTAGCTCTGTTCTGTAATATAGCTCTCCCACACCTTGATTTACTAATTGGTCGAACAGTGTTTGATTCATACGACTTGGTGAGAATCCAAAGAATAATTCTTCTCTTGCCGACATGAAAGATTGAACGGACTTCTCCGCACGATCCATTGACTCTTGAGTAGTGTTGCCAAAGTCAAGCATAAGGTCAGTTACACCACCAGGCTTGTCAAGTTCAAATGCAAAGTCTCCAGCCGACTGTTGAACATCATCAAACGTAGTAGTTAGTTCCTCTGTTGTTTCTTGCATATCTTCACTTGCATTCTTGAACATGGTTTTTGCCAAAGCAAACGCAATACCGACAGCTACTAACGCTGCACCTGCGGTAGTTACTGCTTGGAATGTTACAGACGATGCCGTAGCAGAATCAGTAGCGGCCTTGAATGTTAGCATAGAACCTATTGCTGGTGCCATTGACATAACCATTAGAACCATAGACATTTGCATAGCATCTTCACTTTCACTAAACATCATAAGACCCATGCTTGCTAATGACGACGCAGCAGAGAATCTATTGATTGAGAATGCTGATTTCAAAGCCTGTCCTTCAAGACGCATCAATGATCCCATCGTAAGTTGATTCGATGCCACCATTTTTTTACCAGCAGTAGCAGAATTAAGTGTCGCCATCATCTCTTTGTGTTTAGCTTTCGTCAAGTGTCCCGTTGCTTTGAGCAAGTTAAGTGTCGCAATAAATTCTTCACGTTGCTTTTGAATCTCCCTGATCCTTGCTTGTGTAACTTGATTTAGTATAGGAAGTTCTCTGGTTTCTATATTGACAAGCTCTTGCTTGGCGTATACGGTTTGTTGAATCTGTATTTGCTCTTGCTCTAAAACGCCTATTCTTACTGCTGATGCCGCAAGTGCGTCTGCTGCCGACATTTTATCTATCATAGCATCCGAGCCTTTGAGCATCATTGTCTCACGGATTTCGTTTTGATGTGCGATTTCTTTTTGTATTTTTATAGATGTATTATGAGAAGCTGTGGTAAGATCGTCCATAGACATTTTCTTTGCTAAACCTATAACCTGTAATCTTCTGGTCTCCGCCTGGACTTTATTTTGAGCTACTTGTAGTGATTCTTTTGATATGTTTATTTGAGCCAATTCTTGTCTCTCGGCAACAGTAGCCATACCAAGTTTTTGTTTTTCAATGTCAAGAAGGGTAGCGTCAAGCCTTTTTTGAACACCTTTCATATACAGTTTTTCGCCAATCTTATTAACCTCAATACCGTTTAGTTGATTGATTTGTTGCTGCGCCCCTCTTTGACCGAGCAAGCCTTGTGAAACCATGTTCTGTAAATCCAGGTTTTGCCTCATAATGGCACGATATACCTTGATTGATATTAGCAAGGACTGATAATTCAAGAATGCCTCAAAAGCCCCACCTGCGATTTGATATGTTCCTTCCGCTACTATGACACCTCTTGCAGCAGCCCTTCCGAGATCACCTGCTAAACCTTCAAACATACCACCTAACGAATCCATATCTCCTTCCATCTGTAATAGACTCAAGAAGCCAGCCTTCAAGCTGTAAGATGCCATTTCAGCATCGGTCATGGCAGGGAGGAGCTCCTGTCCTATCTCTGCCGCAAGCGTCTCCTGTGCAGCTATCATCTGGTTATGCTGGAATGTGGCAGTGTCCATCACTTTATTCAATTCTGTAATAGCCCCAGATTCACGACTTATTGCTTGAGCAGTCAAGGTAGTTACCCTGTCAAAGTTTTCCATTAGTTTGATGAATCTTGTTGCGTGATTTGCACCTGCAACGGAAGTAGCAAGTTGCATTTGTTGGGCTGAATCTAACTGATCAAACCCGTTATCTTTGAGCTGTTGCATGATACGAGTTAGTCCGACCATATCACCGTTAATGTCCTGTGTAGCCACACCAAACTCATGTAGTGCGGTTGCTGCGCCTCCTGTGTCGCTTGCGACTCGCAGTAGCATTTGTCTTAAACCACGACCTGCTTTTGATGCAGACTCACCAGACTCAACCAAAGTAGCCGATAGTGCAGCTTGCTCTGCTATGCTCATGTTAGCAATTGTAGCAGACGCAGAAAACTGATCCATAACTGTTGAAAGTTGTTGCATAGTAGCAACCGAGTTATTCTCAACGGTGTTAAGTTGGTCTAACACATACAGAGAGTTTCGCATAACGACTTGTCTCTGGGTTTCAGCATCAGCAGCAAAGAACGCTGCCTTCCCCATTCCTTCATAGATAAATCCTGTCTGTTGAGCAAGTGAAATAAGCCTCGTCTGGGCTTCTTCCGTCTCCATACCACCAATCATACCAAAGGCTGTACCGACTGCTGTTCCCGCTACAATTGATTCTCCCGATCCGAATAGTCCTCCAAGTTGAGCCATTCTTGCACCAGCCTCAAGTGCTTCTGTGCCTGTGAAGCCGAATGCGACACCAAGATCGACAATAGCTTCTTCGTATTCTTTAACACCGTCAAAGTCAAAGAATTTACGGAAATAGATTTGAGACTCACCGAGAGCCAAAGCTGGTTCACGGACTGCTTCAATAGCTGCGCCTACGGAGTCAAAGATGCCATCAAGTGAGCCTTTGATACCATCAAAAGCATCCATCATAATTGCTCTAACGACAGTTCCCATTTCTTCAGCATCGGAGATAAGCCTGGCTGCTTGCATCTGGCCTACTACGTCAAAGAATACTCGCGAACCACCTTGTCTAACCATCTTTATTCACCCCCCTTATTATCTATTAAAGCATTGAGTTGTTTGACTGTTTCGCTTGCCGAATAAGTTTGTCGCCTTTGATCCCTGCGAGCTACTGCCGATTTTGCGTTTTTTCGTTTTGACTTCTTTTTGTCTGCCATTGAGTCGTTTAGTTGGTCGGCTATCTCGTTTGCTACAAGCAAATCGAGCTCCAGCTTCCAATTGCCACCAGGCTGATCGTATCTGTCGAACAGGTCGCTTGGAAGAATCCCCTTGAAGGTTGAACACAGGATAGGGGAAGCCCTGTATATTAGCCCAAAGGGACTGCGCCCTCATTATCGTCTCCCCTTATCACATTTAGAATACGAACCATCTCTGCTGAAGTAAGGGTGTTAGCGTCTATTTCATCATCAAGGAGACAGGTTGGCAACCAGGCTTCAACCTGTGCTGTGAATCCACACCCTGCATCTTCGCACATATCCAAGAACTCGTTTTGTTGCTCGTCAGTCCATTGTGTAAGATCAGAACCAAAGTGGCGACACTTACGCATCACCCTTCCTTGCTTTGCTTCAATCTTTAATTTGTCAAGACCAGAGGCTTGTCTTACCCAAACCTTGCGGCCATCATCTAGCTCAATTTCTTTTTTCAATACTGGCATATACTTTCACTTCACTTTACTTAAACTAAAACTGTATCAAGGTGTCTCATATAACAAAGTTATAATCAGTCCTTGCGTATTCTTTCCTCTAACCGTTGTCATTGAATGTATCATCGCACCAGATGGTGCGCCTTGAACAAATGTTGCTAATGCGGTTGCTGCCTCTGTTGGAGTTCCTTGAATGGTATGTGTCAAGACTTTAGAGGGGTCTGCTATTGTACCTGCTGGCATTCTTAATCACCTCAAGCAGTCATAGCAGAGTCGCCATTGATACCATCGTTGCCAATAACTGCTTTAGCCATGTAGCCTAATGTTTCATCAAACAAGACTACAAAATTCATGCTTAGAGTTGAGGTATCACGACCAGAAACATTTAGTTCTGGAGATTCATAAACGACCTTTGGAAGAATGATTGTAAGATAATTACCGCTTGCATCTTCAAACTTGAGTCCGATTGCAGGTGCGGTGTCTGATCCATTGTGAAGAAGGAATGATCTTAGCTCATCGTAAGTTGGTTCATTGTTAGTAGCTGCACCAGGAAGGTCATTTGAGGTGTTAAGTTCAATTGAACCTGTAATCTCTCTTGCTTGAGGTGGAGGTGCGACTGCGTAAGTAGCCTTACCAAGTGAACTTGCGTTGTCTTGATCTCGATTCATGTTTATTTCAAGTGAAATAGATTTAACAAGTAATGAGTAATTGCTTGAGTCGGCTTCGTTTTCAAACTCAACGTATGCCTTAGCGAAGTGTAGCGCATCAACGGTTGAGAATGCAGGTGGGTCGGAAGGTGCAGCGCCACCTGGAAGTGAAAGTCCAGCAGTAGCGATTTCACCACAGCCTACGAAAGAATAACTCATCATAACATATTCATTGATATTTGCAGATAGTGAAAGACTGTTCAATACCATTCCACAGTATGTATGTTCGCGATCTTCACGACCAACACGAATACAGAATGAAGGGAATAGTGCATCATTGGTTACTTCGGTCAAAGTGTGAGTCTTTGGGCTTGAACCATTGTTGAAAGTATCAAGACCGAATGCAGAGAATAAGCAGAATGAATTAAAGTTATCAAGTTGAAGAGGAAGGTTCACATCACCTTCGGAGTATGTCAAGCCTTGAACAGACTTAGAAGCACCATATCGTGAAATGTCGGTGCGGGTCAATAGGTCAAAGTTTTGTGAGAATGACTCATCATCAACTTCACCCAAGAATAAGCTTGCGGTTGCAGCAGTAGGCTTTGTGCCATAAGCTGTTTCTTTTTGTAGCGTTACATAACGATTCGTTAGAGCAGTCATAATGAAGCCTCTCGGTAGTTAAAACCATGTGCCTTGCGATATATCAATTAAGAGGTTGATGCCCTCTTTGACAAATCAACCCTTCTCATGTATCTTAGGTTGAGAACATGAACACAAATCTGATCGTCTGGGTCAAGTCGAGTATCAAGCCGAGCATCATGTCCTATCAAAGAGTCGGAGCTCCCTTTGAGTCCTGTCTTTGAATATAGCTCGTCAAGACATTCTCCTATGATAGCCATTCCTTTACGATATGCGTTGCGATAATCAGTGCCTTTGGTTACGACATAAACCTCAACTTGGAAGAAGTATTCAGCCGATGTACCAGCTAATGAATACATATCTGGACTATCCACCCTGCGGATCAGGACATGAACTGCGGGTGTTTGTCTAACTGCCATATTAGATGATAGGTCATAACCATACAGAATACCGCTTGGCTTGACTACATTCTTGAGGTTGTAGCTGCGAGCAGTCTTGAGGACATCGATAATACCGAATGCAGTCTGGATTAGAGTTACATTAGAATAATTGCTTGTAACCATCTCGTCTGGTGTGAATGCGCCCATTGTTGTTGCATATATCGCATACCATTTCACATCACCTCCACCGTTGCCCCAAACAATTGATTTATTGCCTGTGTTGGTGTTGTAAGCGTTAATAGTTTTAGTCAAGTCATTTCCGTCATCATCTTCTATAATGTCATAGACATACGCTTTGGCTATACCCGATGATGATAGGGTCAAACGAATTACTGTGGGTATGGCATCATCTTCCGACATGGTTAGATCAAGACCTTCAATCATAGTCGTAAGTCCACCTGCACCTATCAACCGTAAAGAAGTAGCATCACCATTCGATTTCAAAATAACTTCATCAGTTCCATTGTTAAGTGAAGCTAACGTAACTCCAGGATTAGGGATATTAGAAGCATCTGGGTATGAGAATGAAATCCATAATGTGTATTCGTCTGTTGTTGGTGTAAGGGTGTAATAACCAACCGCACCACCGTTGCCGATCCTCCAATTCAAACCGTCTGCTTGACCGATATTGCCACCTGCGAACTGTTCATTATTCATACCCACAGGTTCATTCGGGTTATTACCGTCAAGGCGGGAAGTCCAATAGTCTGTTGTCTTTGATACTGTCATGTTTCAAACCCCTTTCTTCTAAGATACTCTTGAATGAATCGCTCTGCCTCACGTTCAAAATTGCCTTCCATGTATTCTTGAGCTACACCGATAAAGTCCACTTGCTCAAAACCTGGATGTTTTCCAGTTCGCCAATCCTTCTTAGGAGGATAGGCATACTTCCCTTCTTTACTCCATCTCCCCTTCGGTCTGCGACCATCGGGCATTCTGGTGTAGCCTTTAGCGTAGCCTGTGCGTAAGAAGAATGCGACTGATGAATTGACGATAAGTGGCAAGTTTGGTGAGTAGTCAAACGCACCAACACCTGCTGAATGAGCCATAGCAAGTTTGAATCCTTTACGACTTGCTTTTCCTCCGCCTTTAGTAAGGACACCAGAGGGATAAGGCTTAGAGAATAGACGAACAAACAAAGCATCATCACTTATCATCAAGCTTTCAGCTATGCGAACATATACGTTGCGATCTCCGTTAGGGGTTTCGCCCTGTGCGTTTTTTGCTTTTGTCCCATCACTTAATCTCTGATCCAACAAAAATTCTTGAGACTCTTTCCTTGCTTTTTGCATCATACGATTGATAAGCATACGAAGCTCGTCTTGCCCTTCACTTTGAATATCCTTGAGAGCATTCATCAATTCGCTATCATCAACATGAATACGAAAATTGACATAACCTCTGCGCTCACCACCTGCGCCATAGGACTTAGATGCCTTATACGCCATCAATCCACGCTCCCCAATTTAGCATAACGGAACAGGAGTTCATTCGCTCTATCCATTAGCATTGGGGCGCGTAGCGGTTCTTGACTTGCTAAAGCTGCATCGTCTTGAAGATAGATACCTGCTGCGTAATCAGCGCATATTTGCCTCAATGCTTCAGCCATCTCACCTTCTTCAACGGTAGCTCCCGTAGCATGATCGGCTGAAATACCCTGCACACCAGACAACACATTGGCGTTATTGCCTGTCCAGGAAAAAGAATCACCGTCAATGTTGCCGTTCCCTGCTGTTGAAAAGCTGGAAGAACTAGTGAGAGTTATGCTTGTTGCACCTGCGACTACTGATCCGTTGAGAGTAGTAGTAGCTATTTCACGGCTTGGTGTATTCCTTCCATAATCACGGTATATCGAATCAATATATACAGTAGCTCTGCGTATCGCTGATGTAAGCCTGGTTGATGCTCTAACTCTTTGAGCAGAGTCAAGACCGAGCCTCAAGGACACATCAGCATTAGTGCAGTAGTAAGTCATTTAGATCACTCTTTGGTTTCTTCAATTGCTTCTTCGACTTGCTCTTTTACTTCTTCCGCCTTGTCAGCAGCCTCTTCGACTGCATCAAGAACTTCATCAAGTGTAATGCCACCTTCTTTGATGGATAGCCACTTTTTGTAGCCCCACACACCAAGTCCAACAACAGCACCAAGAGCAGCTATCCAAAGCTCCACATTCTCAATAGTTAGGTTCATCGGTTATTTCCCCCTGTATAGGACACTTCCCTTACGACACTAAAAGGTATCACCTTAAAACACCGTTCTTCGCCCTTTTGATACAGTTTGTAGCCATGCGGAGTTTCTTCAATCTCCACATTGTTTAGACAACGCTCTGGTGGCGCATAGACAATCTTACCTATTTTACGACTCACGTTTACCACCTGCTATCAAATCTTTACCTGCTTTCTTTTCTTCTTTATCTAAACGCTTTGATTGAGCGTCAAACCATTCATCTAACAATACACATCTTGTCATTCATTCATCTCCTTAGAATTTTAACCTGTAATTTGGGGTCATTCTTCCTCTGTTGTTAATCATTTGATAATCCACAATAAGTAGTATTCTTACTGTGGTTGGCGGATCGGATGGGTCTGGTTCAATAGCTCCGCCTGTTGGTGAACCATTGATTACTTGATGTTCGCCAGCATCAATGACTCTAACATTGTTTAACCCATCACCAGAGAAGATTTCAAGATCAACCGCACCTCCAAAGAAGCCTGGTGGTTGCACTACTTCTGCCATAGTGGTAACATAATAAACAGGATAACCAGCACCCAGAGTAATTGGCACAGTTGAATATACGGTTGAATCAGCAGCCCTGCGACCTTGACCGTAAAAGATGTATTCACGCCCTGTATTTGTATTTACATTACCTATTGCACGAATACCAACACCCACAGGGTTATTCTCATCAGTAGTAGGAGTAAAGACTGATACATCTTTTTCATCTTCTGGCTCTCCGTGTCCTCCAGCACCACAACCTAACTCTATGTTATCTCCATCAACCAATAATCTAAATGGATTGAAATTATTTGTGGTTGGGGCTTGGTCATGTCTAAACAATGGATAACCACCACCGCCACCTCCACCACCAGGTATGCTTATTTGTGCCGTT